TCCATCCGTTGTAGGTTTCGTTGCTCATGGTCTTTCTCCTTTTCAAGCGTGTTGAATAAAATCTTTCACGATCCACGCGGGTACGCGGGACTCAGCGATGGGCCGATATGCCGGGTTGTGGTCGCCCACTTGCATACCATCTGCGGCAATCGCGCCCGATCCGGCGTTCACGTACAGGCGCGACTTGTGCGCCTCCCACAGCGCCTCGTCCTCCTCGATCTCCCGCGTGTTCAGGCACAGGGCCGTCACAACGGACTGCCACCCCCCGTTGTAGATTTGGCCGCGATACATATACCCGTGGTCAGGGTGAAGGAACCAACCTATCTTTTTCATCGTCGTATCTCCTCTTAACTGTGGAACCCATAGTGACCCGCACGCGGGTAGCCTTCTTCTGTGACCGCGCCTGAGTCCTCGTGCCAGACGGCACCAATCACGTAATCGGGGGGCGTGGCTGCCTCCTCGCGGCGGTATACCGCCACAAGCTCGCCCTCGTTGGGGTAGGGCGAGTAGATGATCACGTGCTTGTATGAGTCCTTCGCCCATGCCGTTAGGTAACCTAACGCTCTCTCATATTCCGCACGGGGTACGTGGGCGAGGATTTTCTCCTCGTCGGTAACGTCGATTTGCAGGCATATGTTTCGCATCACACGGTCTCCTCTGGATACACAAACATCACCACACACGCGCCGTCTCGCGGGCGCAGGGCGAGCGTGTCGCCCATGTTCTCGGTGCGGGTGGGCCACCCGCTCATGTTCATCACTTTCTTAGCCCTGCGGATCAGTGTGGAGTTGGACGCGTCCTCTGGCGCAACGAAATGCGCCACGCGGAGCCATGAGTAGTTGGCCTCGCCACCGAACGTGTCGGTGTAGTCCACCCGATAGTTAATGATTCTGCTCATCACACTTCCTCCTGTACGCGGTCGAGCAGGGCCATGATCTCGCCCAGCGGGTCATCGCTGGCGAGCGCCTCCACTACCTCTCGCATGCCGCAGTCGCATGAGGACTCATACCCGTCCTCCCAGTAGAAGCAGTCCATCCTGTGCAGGGCGTTGTATCCGCCACGCACGGTCTTTCTCGTCGTCTTGATTGCTCTCATCGTCATGCCCTCCTTTGGGCTTGTTAAGCGTTAGGAAACCTAACGCTGAATTGTGGCCGTCCTATCGCAGCGATAGGGTCTGGGCCGAAACCAGTTCTCACACTCCCTCCATTGCCCGCTCGATGCGGCGAATCTTCGCCGTCTCGCGGGGTTGTTTACCCGGCATGGCCGGGGCCTTCGGTTTGCGGGGCTTGGCCGCTGCCATGCCCATCTTGAGCCGCGTAGTGATCTCCTCGATCACGGCGCGGTGCGCCTCTGCGGCCTCGGGCCGCTCCCGCTGGTAGAACGGGATGACGAAGAAGCTCCGGCTCCGGCGCATGAACACCGCAAGCTCCCACCATCCTCCTCGGTCGTGCAGGGTGACGCTGTAGTGCCGTCTTGGCACCGCAGCCTGCGGCGTGGGTGGGGTCTGTTCAGCGTTAGGCTTCCTAACGCTTGCCGCTGTTCTGGCAGCGTCCCTCTCCGCTGCCTTGGCGCGGGCCTCCTCCTCGGCCTTGCGTGCGGCCAGCGCGGCAGCGCGGCGTGCCTCTGCGTTCCTGCTACGTGTGAGTGCCAGCGCACTCGGTGCGTGCTTCCGGGCAGCGCGGGTAGCCCGCGCCTTCGCCTTCCGCAGCGCCTCGGCGCGTTGCTGCATGATCGCAACGCGCTCCGCGAATGCGGCCTCACGCTCGGCCTTGGTTGCCTCCTCGCGGGCAGCGGCAGCGGCCTGCCGTGCCTCCCATGCGAGACGCGATTTCTTCGCCTCGCGTAGCCGCTTGGCAGCGGCTTTCTGTTCGTCTGTCATCTTCGCCATCGTCGTGTCCTCTTGGTTAGCGTTAGGCTTCCTAACGCTGAGCTTGTTTTCCACTTTCCATCGGGACGTATTACCCGATTGCTATAGTATAACACATCTATATAAATAGTCAAGTCTTCTAGGATTTATTTAAATAATAATTTGAGAGGGGTTTAGCGTTAGGAAGCCTAACGGTGAGGGGCGAGCGGGCAGGATTTGGGGTTTTTGGGGCGGTTTTGGGGATTAGTAAAGGATTGTTCCGGGAATAGGTATAGTTGTTCCAGCCGTTCCACGTAAGTCATTGATTGTTCCAAAGTGGAAGTATGTAAACGGAACGGACTTTTTGTATAACTATACTAATTGGGGTTTTTTAGGGGTGAGGTAAGTTGTTGATTGATAAGAAGAAGAAAGAAAGAAAGTATATAAATAATAATTATTATTATACAAATAAAAGTGCGTTTGTTCCAAAAAATGAGGTTTTTTGAAATAGGGCGGGGGGTTGGGAGATTTTTTGGTTTACTAATGGGTATGGGCTTGCCCCTCTGCCCTCGCTCGCGCAAATTTTCTCAGCCCCCCACCCCCCTTTTCAAAAAAGTGAAAAAACTGGAACAAACGCACTTTTATTTGTATAGCGCACTTCCGAATACGTAAAGACTTTACCCCCCGTGGTGAGTGAAAATCAATGACTTACGAAAACGCGTTGTATAGTTACAGAAAAAGTCCGTTCCGTTAGCTAAGTTACGTTTTGGAACAATCAATGACTTACGTGGAACGGCTGGAACACGCGCTGGAACGGACTGATTTATCATTTACGGAGTGAGTAAATGACAACAACACTCACTCGCGTACTTAGCAATTTGATCAATAGAGAAACTAGACAAACTTAGCAATTTGCTAAGCGTTAGGCTTCCTAACGCTAACGGTTTCGTACACGAGCGCACGCGCACGCTCGCTTGGCCAGCCCCGCGCACGCGCATACCAGTGCTTGTATATGTCAGCGCTCGCTCGCACGCGCACGCGAAACCAGTGATACCAGTTTCCTCGGGGCCAAAAAAAAGGGGCGAGCCTCGCGGCCCGCCCCATTGGTTAGCGTTAGGTTACCTAACGGTTAGCCTTTCGCCTTCGCCTTCGCCTTCGCCTTCGCCGTGTCCGGCAGGTCTAGCGGCGCCGGAAACATTGCTACCAGACTCTCACGAGTCTTGGATACCCATGCCGCCAGATCGCCTGCGTTCAACTCTTCCGTTTTTTGATTCCGACTGACTACGGTTTTTGCGAAATCATCGAAGGTCTCGCGTACCGTTTTCGTCGGTTTCGGATCAGCGGCCTTTTTCTCTTCCGTCGTCAGAGACTCGTCACGCCTTGTGTAGGTGCGCTCCACTAGGCGATTCCATTCTTGCCGGAGCGCCCAACAATCCTGTCGAGCATTATTGAGGATCGCGCCGCGGGCAATCTTGATCGGGCTGTTCTCCGCTAGGGCGCGGATTGCCTTCCGATCTAGCGGAAGACTTTTAGTTGCCGCCTTACCATTGTGCCGACTGTCATAGTCAGCGGCGAGTAGCGGTAACCTTGCCTCTTTATATTTCGCCTCAGATTCCTGCCGCTTCGCCTTCGCCTTTTCGTTTTTCTCCCATTCTGCGAAGTTCTGTCCGAATTCCGCCCGAGTCTCTCCGGGCTGCGGGAGGCGGAAGTACATGCCTTGTGTGATGAGAAACATCACAATCACCTCCAATACCCTTCCAGCTGCCGAATACATGGCGGCGGCGGTTTCATACGTAGTAACTTTGATCTGATTCATCTGTCCATTCTCCAAGTTACCGTTAGGAAGGCTAACGGTGAGCCGTCGCCTAGCAGTGTGCTAGGCGATGGGTGAACTATGGGCGCTGTCGCCGTATTTGTCGAGTTTGGCTAGGCAAACCCCACCCACCCCCCACCCCCCGATGTCAGCTTCGGAGTCCCGCCCGCGCCGCTACGCTTTAATTTGCATAAACCACCCCACAATTTTTCAAATCTGGAAACACCCCCCGGTCATCGATTTGGTACCATGCCATTTTTCGTTGTATATTTATTTTCACTTTCCAAATTCGGACGTATACTTCGCCTATGGATATGTTAATTCCAGACATCGAAGACGATATTCCGCTGCCCAAGAAAGCGTCGGAAGCCTTTCCAGAGTTAACACCGAACGAAGAATTGGAAATGCGGGTGAGGACAATCAAGCTATTGTCCGATCTCACAGGCGTGCCCGTAGTCCCCGGCAGCCAACACAGGATGGAAGCTCACGATCTGGCGCAGCAGATGATGCAGAACCCCAAACATCGCCCGGATTACAACCGCTACCCCAACGAGACAATGGCGTATCTGGCCGGAATGGTTGCTCAGACCAAATGTATGTTGGTCGATGAGCTATCTGAGTTGAAGTTGTACGTCATTAATAAGCTGGTGCAAGAAGTAGAACACGCCCAGATGCCCAAAGATCGCATCGCAGCCCTGACAAAGCTCGGGGAGATCGATGGCGTAGATGCCTTCAAGAAGCGCACAGAGATGACGATCCAGATAAAGCCTATAGAAGAGGTCGAGAAAGAGCTTTTGTCGGTGCTTGAGAACATCGAATACGCCGTGGAACCTGAAAGTTCGCAAAATCTTCTACAATGACGACCCAAATCGGCCCAAAACTGTCACTTTCTGACATTCAGAAGCTGAAAAACGCCCTGCCCACCCTCCCGGACAAGGAAAAACGGCGTGTAGCGGAGCTTTTGAAGCAGTATCAGGCGCAAATTACACAGTTGAAGAGCCGCGAGTCCTTTCTGGACTTCATTCAGCATGTGTATCCGGGCTATATGGTGGGGCCACACCACAGAAAACTGGCCCGAATCTTTGAAGAAATTGCATCAGGTAAGAAAAAGCGGGTGATCGTCAACATTGCCCCCCGACATGGCAAGTCGGAGATGATTTCCTACCTTGCCCCAGCATGGTTTCTGGGGAAGTTCCCTCAGAAGAAGATCATCATGGCCTCGCACACTGCCGATCTGGCGGTGAACTTCGGTAGACGAGTACGAAATCTGGTAGGGAGCGACCTGTACAGTGAGGTTTTTCCGCAAGTTGAGCTTCAAGCAGACAGTAAGTCGGCTAGCCGATGGGGTACTAACTTTAACGGGGAGTATTTTGCTATTGGTGTGGGCGGTGCTCTCGCTGGGCGCGGCGCTGACTTATTTATTATTGATGATCCTCACTCAGAGCAGGAAGCCAAGCAAGGAAGACCAGATGTCTTCATCCCCGCATGGGAGTGGTTCCAGTCAGGCCCCATACAGCGACTGATGCCGGGTGGTGCCATCATCGTGGTGATGACGCGGTGGTCAAAACTTGACCTGACCGGGCAGATCATCGACCACATGACGAGGAATGATGACGCAGATGAGTGGGAGGTAGTCGAATTCCCTGCCATCTTGAACGATAAGCCTCTGTGGCCGGATTTCTGGCCGATGGAGGAGTTGATGGCGAAGCGGGCGGGCATGGACCCCCGGTACTGGCAAGCCCAGTATATGCAGCAGCCCACGGCGGAAGAAGGTGCGTTAATAAAGAGGGAGTGGTGGCAGATATGGGAGAAGGACGACCCGCCTCAGTGTGACTTCATTATTATGGCTCTGGATGCTGCACAGGAGACATCCAACCGGGCTGACTACAACGCCCTTACTACGTGGGGGATATTCTTCAATGAAGAAACAAACAACCACAACATAATACTTCTAAACGCCATAAAGAAGCGTATGGAGTTTCCAGAGCTAAAGAGAATGGTGTTGGAGGAGTATAAGGAGTGGGAACCGGATGCCTTCATTGTGGAGAAGAAATCCAACGGTGCCGCGCTGTATCAAGAGATGCGGCGGATGGGCGTACCGCTGGGGGAGTTCACTCCGGGTAAGGGTCAGGACAAGATCAGTCGGGTCAATGCCGTGGCTGATTTGTTCTCCGCAGGGATCGTGTGGGCACCTGACCGGCGCTGGGCACGAGAGGTTATGGAGGAGTGTAACGACTTCCCGGCGGGGAGAAACGACGACTTGGTGGACTCCACCACACTTGCCCTTATGCGGTTTAGACAAGGTGGGTTTATTACTCTCCCATCAGATGAGGTAGACTTGCCTTACCAGTATGCTCCCAGAAAGGCAGCGTATTACTGATGGTTACTCAGCAGCACATGGGTCGATACAGCCTGCTCAAACGCCTCACTGCACAAGTCGGCGGGGATGAGGAGATGGCTAAAAAGATTCTTATACAGCGGGGCCATATGCGCGAAGATGGTACGCTGACCGCTGAAGGCGCTTCCCGAGACAGCATGACAGCAGAAGAGCGAGCGAAAGATCGCGCTGTCAAACTGAGCAAGGGAGGAAAAGTTAAAGATTATGTATATAATCCCGCCACAAACCGGGCGAGATTGAGGAGCCGATAATGAGCATCGACAAGGCGTTGAACCGTGCCCCGTCCGGGCTGGCCGATCTGTTGGGCGAAGATACCCCGGCGTTGGAGATTGAGATTGAAGACCCGGAAGCCGTGCGGATAAACGCAGACGGTATGGAGATCGAGATCGAACCCGGTGCAGACGGTCTGGGTGGCGGGTTCAGCGATAACTTGGCTGAGACAATGGACGAGTCGGCGCTTCAG